CAGGATATACTTTCTCTACTTGATCCAGAACTTCTCTGCGTGATGGTTGCTTGACTGAAGGGAAAAACATTTTTATCATGTAGCCTTTGCCTCTCCATCCAAGATACACGTCGATAATATTTCCTGTGCGTGCTTTGAGTTGAGTCGCTTCTTTAATATTCTCGTTGCGAAACTCCTTAAAGGAAATCATTACCATAATACATCATTTACCTTAATATTTAGTAATTTTAAGTATTGATAGATGTTCTTATTGCTTTAAAAGTAGTAGAACTACCAGATGCTGGAGTAATTAATAATCGTACATTATTGCTGCTTATATCACTATCAAAGGATGCTAGACTATCTCCAGTCTTTACTATAGCAAACTCTGTATTAAAAGTAAGAGATCCATTATGAACTATAATAAATTCTACAGTATGATAACTACTTCCTTGTGTTACTTGTATTTGATATTTTACAGACCTAAAACTTGTCTTAGAGAAAACATCCAAGACAGCTTGAGAACCACTAGTAGTAGTTAAACTAGCAACAGTTATATTAGTAAAGTTTACCTGACTTAATAACTTAGGCATTTGCAGTTTCCAATATACTAAGGATTAGTTTCAAGCTACTATTAGCACTTCCTTGAATTTTAATAGAATCGCTAGTTTCTAAAACTAACTTTCCATCTAAAGGAATGTATGCATCTGAGGGGGGAACTGAAGCATCCTTTACAATCTCAGTGGTAGTTGAACTTCTCACATGAGTCATTGTAAATGTAGCTGCACTAGTAGTCACATTTGTTACATGAGCATATAGTACAATAGAAGTATAACCAGTAGGTGCAGTATAAGCAGTCTGATTTGAACTGGTTATTTCTAATGTTTCTGTTTGAAATTTATTGAGTGCTAATTGTGCCATTTAACTGAGTGCTAAGATAAAGGGTGTCATTTCTGAGAACAGACTCTTACTAAAGGATCGTCCACTAATTGTACCTGTGTTTTGATTGATTTGTAAATCATCACCTATTCTGAAGTTTCCAGATTGGTCGGTACTGGTATAAAGAACCTTACCACCATCTGCAGTATATACTTCATTTGCCTGAACAGTAACTCCACCACGTTTAGGTGTAGCAGATGCTATTTCATCACCAGCTCCAACATATTCAAATGTATGAGAACTAGCAACTACTCTACTTGATTGGAAGAAGTAGGCAGTAGAGCCAACCCCAACAGCATTAAGTAAATTAGTATCAAGAGTTAATGTAGTAATTCCAGCTACTACTGGAGTCGAACTATTTATTTGATAATAAATGGGGGAAGTACTAGCAGTTGCTGTAGCAGTATTAATTCCAACATTAGGTGCAGCAATCGTCACATCAGGTGTTCCTGTGTATTGACTTCCACTACTAATAATAGTAATAGATTTTACTGTCTCATCTTCTAAGGTTGCAAATGCAGTAGCTGTTTCACCACTTGGGCCTGAAGGAGCAGATATAGTTACTGTAGGAGTGGATGTATATCCAGTTCCACCAGATCCAACTGCTATAGTATTAATAGTCTTATATAAAGTATTAAAGTAACACTGCTGTCCATCATAAGGTCTATCATTTTCAATATTAACAGTACCAGCAGAAGCTCCTGCTCCCACATAAGTATGTGCTAATGTAGATATTCCTAGATTAACTTGGAATGTTGTGGATGTTGGTATTGCATCAACTTCAAATACATAAGGTCTTCTATATGGATATGTTTTACTACCATATGCACAAGTAAATCCTATACCTGAAAGAGATACTCCCATTCCAACTGCAAACCCATGAGCAGCAGTGGTGGTAACAGTGGCTTGTCCAGTAGTATGAGTATAAGCAACTCCACTAATAGTACGAGTGGGTGTAGTTATATCTAAAGTTACATTATCCTGAGATATAGCAGCAGAGGAAGTAACTAAACCAGTGTATTGAAGTGGACCTACTCCTCTAGCAACTAGACCATAAGTACCAAAACTACAATTACTGTTTGCTAAGTCTGCCTGTCCTCCATTATCTGCAGTAATAGCTTCATTACAACAGATAGTAAACACTGATACTAACTGAGCAAATCCTCCATTAGTTACTGCAATACCTACTCCACCTTGATTGTATTGAGTAAAGGAGTCTACATTCATTGCCTTAAGCAATCTTGCTTGAGCTCCATCAACCCTTACACCAGTTCCTGTCGTTGTATTACTTGTGCAGTTCTGAATATATGGACCTTTCCATTTACCACCCCCAACATTCTCAGCAATTTCTCCTGTAGGGAATCCCACTGCTGCAGCAGGTGCTACATGATTTTGGAAAGTCATACTAGCTAACTTTACACCTTTCCTTACAGAGAATATATCTTTCTCAGGAGTACTTCCGCTAACATTTACAGACCTTTGATCGTCTCCAACTATAGCAACAAAAGCAGGAACTTCAATTGGATTGGCTTCTAGATAAGTTCCAGAAAGAACTTTAATAGTAGAACCTGAAGTAGCAATACCAACTGCTCCCTTGATTGTTAATTTAGCATTATCAATTGATGTTCCATTATTATCATCATCTCCATCCTTAGCAACATAGAAAACATTAGGTGCAGAGTTAATACCAGTAGCAGATGCACTAAGAGATACATTATCCCCAAGTATAACTTGAGAATTTGTAATAGTAACAATACCAACACTAACTGTATTATTATCACCATCAATAGATACAGATGCTGAACCTACAGTAAGAATACCAACTATCCTAGCATTCCCCTGTATATTCATATCACTTCTACCAGTGATAATACCAATAGAATCAATATTCTTTACATCTTCATAAGTAGCTATCCCAGTTACAGAAAGATTTTTGACTGTAAGATGAGTTCCTTCACACCACTCTGCTAACTCTTCAGGAGTTCCTGAAAGAGCAGTGCTTGCTACTCCAACCCAACTATCTCCATTATAGATTAATAGTTTATTTGTTCCTGTAGTTTGATCAAAACTTACATCATCAAGGTCTTTGATGAATCCTGCACCACCTCCACCAATGGTATATAACTGTTGTTCTACTCTATTAACAAATAGTCTATAGTTTGCTGCTAAAGATGCGAGAGTGGGAAATTGTCTATCTCCTGTAGGAGTAAGAGGATCATTACCTTGCTTCTCTTTGGGATCAGGACCTATAGGTCTTGCTGGATCTGTTCCAGCAGCATACTTAGCATTTTCTAAAATTAAATTTGATTGCTTTAACTTTATATCTTCTACTATCTTATAAAGTTCTGAGATATTAACTCCTTGACTATCATACTTTTCACTTAATTCCTTAATATCTTCATCATAATATTTTACTTCAGGAAGATTAGCAACTTCTTCTTTTAGACCATCAAAGTAGTTCTTGATTTTTTCATTAGCATCAAGATTTTTACTATTAGACTCATCTATCTTTTTATCAATATTCTGCTTTGCTTCATTCAGTTTACTTAATACACTCTTCTTTAATTTTCTATCATCATCTTTAAACTGATTCCTATACTCATATATCTTAAGAGCAGTCTCTTTCAACTCCTCATATATCTTATCCTTAGTTTCTTGTAGATACTCCTTTACTTCCTTAATCTCAACTTTCTTCTCAAAATCCTTAAGATCTAGATTCTCTGTAAGATTTTCTATGTCCTGATTGAAGGTATCTTTAAGAGTATGTAAGTTATCATTTACCTTTTCAAAGTCTTCATCTATGACGCTAAAAGTCTTCCCAATCCAAGAGAAATCAGGAACTTCATTTACTTCATTAACCCACTTAGGGAACTTAGGGATATCTGCTCTAACACCCTCAATATTCTCTTTAAGTGATTCTATATCATCTTCATAATACCTTACTTCAGGAACTTCTGGAATGCTTTCCCTTACTTGCTCTATATTAGTTAAAAGTTCTTGCAGTTCATTATCATATGACTTTATCTCTGGTATCTCAGGAATACTTTCTTTAACATCATTAACTAAACGTAGTAACTCAGGCCAAGGGGGAACTAAATCTTTTACTTCTACAAAAGATTCTCCATTAGCATCTTCTATAGTTTGAGTTGCTTCTTCTATCTCCTCTTCTTTCTCTATATAATTTTCTACTGATGGTAAATCCTTTTCCTCTACAAGATCAGCAACTGACGGTAATTCTTCATTACTTTCTTCAAAGTCGTCAATCGATGGTAGATTTTCAAAGTCGCTAGACATTTTATTAGTATACGAGTACTGTGGGATTTCTCTCCCTATACTTTATTTATTATCTTCTAAGTTAGCAGATTTTAACATCTTTGCTAGTTCAGCAGTAGAACCCACAAACAAAGCATTATTAACTGTATTTGGACCCTTAGATGCTTTCTCTTCTTCTACGTCTTTTAATTTCTTCTGTAAGTCCATTAACTTATCAGTAGCATCAGATACACTCTTAATTAACTGTCCTGCTACCTCATATGCTCTAGGCATCTCACTATCTTGAGCAAGCTCTAGAATACCATTAATAGCTTCTTGTCCTTTCTCTATAATGCTATAAAGATTACCCCTAGTATAATCATAATCTTTTTCTATATCTGTCTTAACATGTCTTTCTGGTTTAGTTATCCCTACCTCAGAAGATTCGGTGGGGACTATTTCACTTGTAACATTAAAAGCATCATCTAGTTCTTCAAAGTTTTTAGTCATTAGAGAGTTCCACTAAATCCAAAATCATCTCCAAACTCAATATCATTATTATCAGTAGATGTGATGACTTTAAGTTCAGCTCCAAGGACATGAGATGCAGCAGTAGTATTGTCTTGCGCTCTCTTCACAGTTAATGCTGTTCCTGAGATAGACTCTACATACATTTCCTCTTGATCTATGTATATGTAATTAGTTGCTTCTATACCACTAGCACTATTTACATTAATAATAGCAATACTATCATCTATATTCTCACTAAGGTTTGTAGTGACTGTATCACCATATGCCTTAGTTGCTCTAGGCACAACAGCATAAGTAACTTCCCTTGTAGGAGTAGATGTCTTACCACCAGCAACATATCCAATAGATGCCTTCTTGATAATATCCTTGGATACATCTGTATTGACTGGTCCAAAGAAGTATGTCTTAGCAGTAAATCTTAGAGTATAAAGAAGTGCTCTCCTAGTAGAGAAATCACCTTCATAATCATCACTAGTAGTAATAGAATTTAAGACAATAGGAATGTCTCTCTTTTCTCCAATAGTATCAACTAGGTCTACTGATACTGTATAAGCAGGTTGAAAGTATGGGAGAATTTGTTCTACTATTTGAAGCATATCATCATTCAGTTTAGTAAAGATGCTAAGTTCAAACTCTAAGTTATATGGTACAGGTAAATATGTTTTTGCTATTGTCTTCTTATCGCCCTTTACACCTTTTAAAAATGTCTGTGTAGTTGTAGATTTTCTAGCAGGATCATAGTTAAGTCCATTCAATTCAAATGACATTCTAGGTAATGTAATCTGGACTGGTTTGTTTAAATCAGGTACTTGCTCCAGTCTTGCTAAAAACTTCTGAGTAGGACCATAAGCAAGAGGAACTTTAGTAGTGCTTACTACAGATCCATCACTATTGTCGTGCTGTATATTAACGTTATTAAAGATAGAACCAAAGGAAATAATGGTCCTCCTCATTATTTCGTGATAAAAGTACTCAAACATTGTTACAATCCTAGTGTATTATTTAGGGCATCCCAAATGGGTTAGTTTCTGTAAAGTCAATTATACCATCTGCTTCACTTTCAATAACAGTATTTTCAGCAAATCCATCATCAACATTAGTGGCAGAAACCTTCTGGTATTCATACTCAGCACCAGATGTGCCACCTGTAATAACCTCACCATCATTAAATGCTCCACTGATAATAGAAATCTTAAGTTCCATAGTGGATGCATCCCAAGATTTAACTCTACCAGTAGAACTAGTAGCAGCACCGGTGACTACCTCATTAAAGACATAGTTACCAGAACCACCCATATAAGGTGCAGTAACTGTAGCAGTAGGAGCAACAGTATATCCAGCACCAGCATTGCTGATTCCAATCTGAGTAACAATACCCACACTATTGATGTATGCTAACGCAGTTGCTGTTGTACCACCTGCAGGTGCTCCTGTAAAGGTGATTAAAGGAACTGTGGAGTATCCAGTACCTCCTGAGGTAATTGTGACTATTCCAATGGCACCGTCAGATATAGCAGCAGTAGCAGCAAATCCTGCTCCACCACCACCAACTGTATAGATTTCTGGTTCTTGACCTATAGTATATCCATAACCTGGATTGATAATATCGATTCTTCGTATCCTATAAGATTTCTCTCCATCATAATCCACTATATCATCTCTCATAGATGCTATACCTACAGCAGTTAATCCTGCAGAAGGAGCAGATGAAATAGCAACTCTTGGAAGACTAGTATACTCATTTCCTGTATTAGAAATAGTAACCTGACTCAATGCACCATCTACAATACCAGCAGTAAGCACTGCAGTGGTTCCTGAGGACACTAGAGTAAGTGTTTCAATGTAACCTGCTTTTTCTAGGTTATCATCAATATCACCCACTCCTGTATCAACAACAGAATCCTCATATCTGTAAAGCTCACATCTGAGTTCGTATACGTAATTCTTCT